CGTACATAGCCAGTAGATATTGGTAGCGTATCAACTCGTATTTCAGCAGGTAACTTATAGTGAAAATAGTTAGCACTACCTGCAGTTACATTCACATCGAACAGCGCACCTAATGCAAGTTGATTGTTTTCGCTGTATGGTATTCTGAACTCACGTGTAAAAGCACCTTGCGCGGTGAAGTTAGATAGGTCTTGAAACTTCCAGTTCTGTGATATGCTCTCGTTTTCGAATAAGTCAAGATAGTTCTGTGTGGTGGTATCAACTAAGGTACTGATACGCGCAGTTGCAGTAACTGGTATTGGACTTAGGTTAGTAAAGTCTAATCCAACATTCGTTGTTATATCACCTGTCAAAGAATCAAATGAAGTAACAACACACGTTTCAACAAGACCTCCTATGATCGGATCCATTGCAATAATAGTCCCTATCGTGAAGAAGCTATTTGATGGTACAGGGTTACTAATCGCGGTTGCGCTGTTGATGTTCCAACTTGTTTGACCAACAAAATAACTTGGATCAATTGTCCACAGGCCGTTATCTACATATTCTGTTGCACCAACAGTAACTATTAATTGTACTTCACCTTGCATCTTATGTCCAATATTCGTTTGCTATTCTTACTTTCAATGTGAGGTTGTAAAGCTTTCCATCACGTGTTTTCTTTTCTGTGTAGTTAGTATCATCCAACTTAACAGGTATCTGCACAGCCTTACCTGCATCGGTAGTTAGCCAAGTAACTTGATTGCTTACAAGTAGTGAACGCAAAAAAGTAAATTCGTTTTCACTGATGTAATCACTTGTTATGCTTAACACCTGTTGCATCAGATTCCTTCTATCCTGCAACCCTCTATCGTTAGCACTAAACACGGCTGTTGTACCATTGAACAATACCTTTCGATATGTCTTGCGCTCTATTTCATCTGTAAATTCACTGCGCTTTGTGAAGTTGAAGTAGTCCCATCCACCACGCGAGTTAACCCAACCCAATCTTATCTTATCATTGTGGCAATCGGTTTGACCATAAACAGCTGCGTTATAAAATACGTAGTTGATACTGCGATTTGTACTGGCATTTTTGATGACCACTTGGTACAACCTCCAGTTAGGATAAAGCGAAGGCTTAACCGTTAACCCTGTCCAATCATTTAGGTTAGCAGGGTACACAGGCAATGCTTCAATATCGTAGCCATTTAGCGCAATAGTCTGTGATGCTGGTACGCCTGTGCTTGAGAAAATATTGATCTGTATATTGAGCGCATTGTTGTTACTCAAGTATGTACTATTGCCCGGTATACAAAGCAGTCCATAATCACTTTCGTAAGCAGGTATCCACGTGCTTGTACTATTTGGCACAGCACTAAATCCCCATGTTTGCGCTAATCGAAATACGTGTGTATCTGTTTTGCGGTCACTCATGGCAAGGCTTGTACTGCTCGTTAGCGACTGCTTTACTTTTTGTGAACCTGTTTCTACGTTAGGCTTGTATCCATCAATGACTTGAAAGTATCCATTCACTACGAGCTTTTCATTCACCACTACTTCACTACCTTCTGCTTCAGTTAGCACACCACCAACTATCCACCATTCACTAAGTGTTACGTTCACTGCTCTTTTGCTTTGATCATCTTCAGTGTTATCGGTACTAAAGTGATAATCTAAAGGCTCATAATTGCGCATATCATCTAACAGCGGTGCAAGGTCGAAGTATAATTTATCATCAGGTGCAGCAGGTACATAAAAGTTGTACACCTTACCATCAATATCTACTTCTATTCCGTAGCGAAAACCAGTGTTCGCTGTCTCTGTGCTTGTCGCAATTATCATTAACTTCTGACCACGCAATGCCCATGCATACGGTTCATCATTTATCGTTATAGCCATTTATCTTTTGTTTAGCAGTAATCTATTTTCAACTCCTTTGATATACCCTTCAATCAGTTTATCCGCGTATTCGGGCCATGTATCTTCAATTGCTTCCGTGTAATAGTTGATGCCTTGTATACCCTTCTCACCTATGCTTTTTGCAATAGCAATAGCTGCACTTTTAATTGCTGATTCTGTTGACTTGATAAACTGCCCTTGCTTATTGCGTAGCTTCAAAGGTTTGATGCGTATCCATTCCATGATATCGCGATATGGTGGACGTTTGGTAGGTTGTCCCGGATATGGTTTGCGACCAAACTCAATTACATCCGCATACTTACCTGCTGTGCCTGATACAGTGAAGTCAACTACTGGCTTTTTATAGCGCACTGTTGCCTTATAAGTAAGTGAATTAAGCAAGTTGCCCGATGCAACACGATTAACTTTCTTACCACGCACCTGCCTACTTATAAGCATACTCATTTAGCACTATTTCAAATTCATCCTGTGCCATTAGATACCGAGTATCTTTTTAATCTCTATCAACTCTTCAGGTGTAGCAGATTGGACAGCCTTCAATGCGTTGCCTGTGTTGTTTGTAGGGTCTTCATACACCATGTAGCGTGTTACAAGTTCATCATTCTCGTTATACTCACTGACTACCCATGAATCAGTACCATCACCTTGCAATTTATATTGGTATTCTTTTCTCATATTAAGTACGTTCAAAATAACAATGCACGAATACGTAAGCAGCTGCTGGGTTAGTTGCCCATGCAGGCGTAGTCCATTTGATTTGCGCGGTATCATTTGCCGCGATATTGGTAGAAAGTCCTGTGATATTGTAGACGTTAAATGTATTAGCCGCACCACTCATTACTACTGCATTTGATAGTAGCGTATCAGTTGAATTGTTCAAACGGAAGTTGAATGTTGAAGCTTCTGTTGTGGCATTACCAGTTAGGTTAATAACGTTAATACCTGCGCCTACTAACTTACACGCAAAAGGAAAAGTCACTTTGTAAAGTGTTCCTGTTGTGTTTAGGTTAGGAGTGATATCCGCAAGTAAGTAGTTTTGATTATCCGCTGGTGCTACGTTTGCAATCGTAAAACGAAGTGTAAACGTATCCGTGCCTACTCCATAATTTGGAATGTTGAGCGTATTAGCTATCAAAGTAGCAACACCACTTGTACCTGTTGTTGTAAGGCTCGTGATGCGATTAGTGTAGGCAGTATTGAAGTTGGTATAATCCGCACTACTCAATGCACCACGATTAGCTGCAGATGCAGTGGGCAGGTTAAACGTATGTGTACTTCCTGCACTGCTTATTGCGAAGTCAGTACCGGTAGTGCCTACTGCAAAATTTTGTGTGTTAGCAGTTAACCCATTCAATGAGCTTAATCCGATTGCGTATGTGCTATGTACTTCACCGATTCGCGCATCTTCAGTATACAGGGTAACTGTCTTACCATTTGTATTCTGAATATCAAACTCAATATGTATGCGATCAGTGGCAGCTGTTGTTGTAGTAGGTACTGATATAGTGAAGGTGTACAAATCAGGTGTACTTCCATTTGTGATTTCTTCCATTGTGGAAGTGGCAACAAGTGTGAAGGTACTGCCATTGTAAGTGTATAACTTGGCAAGTATCTGTGCGTGATTTGCACCGCCTCCTGTTTCACTCAAGTACACGTCGATTGTCCATACACCTGCAGGTATTATCAAGTGATTAGGCTCACCAACATCTGTGATGAATCGAGCAATAGCACCTGTAGTAGCTCGCGTGAAGTTAGCTGCTGGTCCTGTATTAGCAGCTATGCCTAATTCGTAGTAATCATTACCACCTATTGTGCCTTGTGATATGTTACCATTGAAGTAAAATACCTGCCCACCTCCACCACCTGTTGCAGGGAAGTTAGCCAGTGTTCCATCACCTCGCACATATTGATCAGTTGTGCCTGCACCTGTGACAGCTAAAGTACCTGCAGTTGTAACCGGTGAACCTGTGACATTAAATGCAGCAGGCATTGTAAGTCCTACTGATGTAACCGTGCCTGAACCTGCACTAATGGTGGTATATTCCACTGCACCTGTTGAGGCATTACCTAATGTAAGCACCTGTCCAACTGTTGCAGTACCTGCACTTACAGCAGGTGTTTGAATATATAGATTAGTGGTATCTGTTTTGAACTGCTGCGTTGTTGCACCTTTGCTATACAAATACCCTTCAGTCGCACTAATTTTTAATTTGGTTTCACTTGGTGGATACTTACCTACAAACACTTCAAAGAATCCTGTTGCATCAGGATAAATTTTAAATTCTTTGTTGGCATTCCACAGCAGATTAGTGGCATTGCCTTCAATAGTGTTGTTTAAAGTAAGGTCGTTATCCGTTGTAATCACATCCTGCAAACCCTGTGGTGTTGGTGGTGCAGGTGTGTTTATCAAATCATTGTAGTCACCTGTGGTGGCAACTGTTGCAAGTGTTGGTTTATTCAGTATTTGATAGTCACCACTACTCGCATTCCAGTCAACAGGTGTTTGACGCAATCTGTAACCTGCACTTTGCAATGTCCAATAAGCAGGGTTAGATGGGTTAATACCATCATTGTTTGCAATGCAAGCATACACGCTGCCATTGTACCAAACTCTATCACCAATCTGATAAGGGTTGCCCTGTGCTGTGGTGTGATTTGCATTCCATTCTGTTGACACGTATGGACTGCCTCCACCACCTCCACCTGTTGAATCAATTGTTACAGTACCATTGCCATTGTCTGTAATAGTTATGTTAGTGCCTGCTTCTAAGTTGAGCAGATTCTGAACTACGTTGTTCACTCCATTTGTCTGAAGTGTGATGCCATAACCTGTACCACTTCCACCTGTACTGCTTCCACCTACTGACCATATCGCAGGTATATCACACGCACTCCAGTCCCACGGCACTTCAAGTGATAGCGTAAAAGTCACACCGGTCACAGTGTTCTTTTGCTCTTCCATGAAAGGTTCGAATGTGGGGTTATTAACCAACTGCACATCGAATCCAAATAGCTGCAATCCATTCTTAACTTCAGCTATTAAGTCCTGCCCTAATCGCACACAATCACTGATAACCTCACGCTGGTATTCTGCTTTGTATTCCTTGTCGCGTGGTATATCGGCAAACATGATAAGAAAATCAAACTGCATACCACCATCAACAGGACTAATCTTCTCCGGAACTACGTGCATGAAAGGATATTCATCATCTTGCAACTGATCTGCAAGGTCAATCTGTCCGTGTGTAAAACGCTTAATCAGAAAGTGACCTGCAGCAAATGCTTCAAGCCTATTGATAAGTACGTTGTAACTGTAATTGTAGCTACTCATTATCTTCTTTGTTTTCTCATTTCTACTTTCTGCACATACACGTAATCTGCTAAGTACGTTAGGTGCGTAAACACTTCGTAAACATTGCGCTCTGTCACAGCATCAAACTTTGTTATGTCCCTATCCGCGAGTGATTCAATAATATGAAACCATCCATATACACTTAAGCCGTCTGGGGTTGTTCCTGTATGATCTAAAGTCAACTGCTTAATAGCATCGCTGTACTTGCGTACTTCTGTTGGGTTGTACTTTTCAATGTCGTAGTACTTACCGAATGAAGCTTTAACAGGTCGGTATAGTATGCACATCATCTTAAGTGCAGCCTCACCATTTATCTTATCATCCTTGTACAGATTGCCACAGGCAGTATCCAAGTCAATGTATTCACCAAAACTCATTTCAGTTAAGTTAGGAATAAAACCTAACTTGTACAGGCCACAATCAACCTTCCGTTCAAAGTTGTTGCTGCCTATCTTAATTGCTGCTTCAAAGCGCATGATGATTTCATCTATCACTTGCATCTGCATAAGCTTTATGCTTTCGCTGTTCTTGCCAGTGATGATGCGCACCTGTTCAATCTTATCAATTGCATTTTGATAGTCGATGTATTTGCCGAGCGTTATGCCCTGCGCATTAGCTGCTATCTTAACATTGATTTTCATTGCGTGTAGTATTGTAGTTTTTGATTCTTTTTTGTGTCAATTTTGTAACAAAAGAGAAATAAATTTGTTACAGGTCTGAATGCACCTGGATGATAACCGGTGCTTTTTCATCACCGCTGTGAGTGATTCGCGCCTGTTTAGGTTTGAAGTATTCGAGCAATGCAGTGTAGTGCTTTATGTACTCTTCATCTTCCATATCATTCATTATGCGCATACACTTGGCTGCACCTTGCTGAACAAACCATTCGCCTAACTCATTCCACATCTTTGTCTTTTCACTAACTGCACCTTTCGGTTTTAATCCACCATGACCTGGTAGTAAGTGGCCTTTGTCATTCCGTGTCTTTTCCATAAGCTTCGATAAGATATTGTTATTTAGCATCATACTGCGCGATGCACACGGCTATGCGCTGTTGACTATCTGGGTATTCACTTTGTGTCTTAGCATCACTCATACAGCGTGCTACAAATTCGTTTTTACTTTCTTCAGGTGTTGGTGTGGGTAATGGCATGGTATTATTATTTTTCTACTTTTCCTAATTGTCTACGAAATTCATTAATCAAATCGCGTATGCATGATGCACATCCGCTTGGCTCTTGGTGCTTCTTGCTTATCTTGCTATACCAATGATACAAAAGATTGATGTCATCAGTATCTATCTTGTTGGCCTTGTTGACGCGATTTATAAACTGATCTAATACGGTTATCTCTTCAGGTTTCATGTCTAAAGCAAACCACTTGTTAGCCGGGCAGGATGAAAATCTGAATTTTGTTTTCACTTCCATAAAGCAACCGCACAACTTTATTTTCGCCTTGTAGTAGGTCACGTTGTTTTCTTCAGGATCTACCTTACCACCAATCAAAGGTGTGCCGCATGTCTTGAATGTTGAGTTATAGAACTTGCAAGTGTTGCAGATACTAATTCTCTCTCGTTGAATGTGCAATGGCACGTTGAAGTTTAACATATTCACGTATTCGTTTTAATGCCCTATGTATGGATGTGCGCAGATAGGCATAGGGTATACCAGTCTGTGCGCTTAATTCTTTGTAGTCAAAGTCAGGTTTGGAGTAAAGACGCAGTAGTATGCTGTCAAATTCGTTTAACCTACCGATTGCGCTGTATAAATACTCACCATCTATAAATGCACCTATCCACGTTTCATCTTGCTTGGTATCTTCTACCCGGCTATCTGTGTGCAGCTCGTAGTATTTGCGATACTTCATAGCGTAATCACTTCTACTACTATGCCATGATAGCCAGATGGCTCTGTTAATGTATGCTTCTATCTTACCACCACAACAGATATCCACTACATCCTGTTCCGGTCTATCCATTAGACGTGCAAGTACCTCTTGAAGTAGATCTGCTGCCTTATTTTTATCGTGTGAAAGTCCTGTAGCCTTGTTTAGCCACTCTTGGTAATGCTTTGATATATTGTCACTTACGCAGTTATCCAAAAAATATTTTTGAAATTATTTGCATATTGTAAAATCTTGCATACATTTGCCAAAGATAACAAAAACACACAACATTATGGATTTCACTTTTGAACACGATTGCGCCACAGAGCCTTTCTACCTTACAATCGAAGTAACCTACTCTGTATTTACCCATCCTGGTAGCTACGATACACCTTCTGAATGCAGCATCAATGACCTTAAATACACTATCAAGTGTGGTAACATTGATATGACTAAGTTTATCACTCAAGATTTGTATGGTACACCGCTATGCAATGAGATTGAGTCTGCAGTAGAAGAGAAGGTATGGAATCATTACGAAACAATTTAATCCTTTATACAATGACAAACACTATTCAAATCCGCCTTCAAGTGCCAGCAACAGTTGACACTTTTGAAATCAAACTTCCTTACTACTTTACAAGTGGTAACTTATGCAAAACGTTTTGCTGCATGACAGAAGAGTATACGCTAATTGAGTTATACGAGCGCAAAGGTCACAATATTCAAATTGATGTGAAGCAGTATGATGAAGTAGATGAGGTGATTGCTTGCATCGAACGTTCTATGCACAATCAAAATTTTGAACAGATTAATGAAGCAATCTTTCATCATCACTTTAGTGAAGCTCACCGCAATATATTCTATGCAGTTAATCACCAACTAAAACCAATTGAATGAGACGCAACGACAGATTCAGTAAACTAATCACACGCACGATGGGCAGTAAATCTGCCCTACTGCGTGCGATGCAAAGAAGCAATACACCGGTAACGCTAAAGACTATCTACAATTGGTGTGAACATTCACGGACCATAAAAGTTGCCCAATTGGTAAACTTATCTAAGGCAATGGAAATACCGATTTGCGAATTAATTCAATCAATAACCATTAAACACGAAGGAGATGAATAGAACTAAATCACGAAGGGCCATTATCAAACCGATACTGCGCAATCACAAACTGCCTAACCGCAATGATATTCTGTTTATCATGAAGCACTTTAACTCCA